ATACCAGCAGCAAGAACAGCAGTGGTTGCTGAAGTTACTGGTGCTAGTGGGTTTGTGGTTCCTACACCAACATTGGATGTTGTGTTGAGACCAACGTCATTTCTATTCCAAGGGGTGCTGATGTCATCTAACAGACCACCATTCGAGTCAACCCACTGTGCTGTGCTGTCTTCATCAACATAATATATCTTCAGTCTACCAGTATCACTCTCCCACCACAAGTCTCCAGAGTTGGGGTTTGTGGGAGCATCGTCACTGATAGTAACAGTCTCACTACCACCAGATGTTTCTACCCACTGGTTGCTGTCATCATCAGCATAGTAAATATAAAGTTCACCAAGGTCACTATCCCACCAGAGGTCTCCTGCCGATGGGTTATTTGGAGAGTCTGTAGAGATGGTAACATTCGATCCACCACCAGCACTCAGACTACTAAAGTCAATAACGGCAGTGACGCCATAACCAACAATGCTGATACCAGTTCCAACAATGTTTAAGTCTTGGAAACTGGTTCCAATGTAATAAGATATCTCCCCATTCTCAGAGTTTACTGTGGTAGAACCAATACCTACGCCAGTAAAACCACCAACTCTATTACTTGCTGATACCCACTGCCCACTGTCAGCATCAACATAATAGACACTCAGGTCACCATAATCACTATCCCACCAGAGGTCTCCAGCATTAGCACCAGTGGGTGGTGTTGATGAAATAGCAACGGTCTGAACCGTTATTGTAGAAATACTACCACTGGCAGTAGCAGTGATAGCAGAACCAACAAAGTTTATCTTTGATACGCTGTTCGCAGTTCCGACAAGTGTACCTTCATCGAAGATACTGATACCTTGTGCCAGTGTCTGTGGAGGAAGAGCAGACCAATATCTATCGTAAACCGTACCATTATTAATGGTAACTAGGTTATAATAAGTATCGGCAAGAGGTAAAGACTTCTCGCCAACATATCCAAGGTTAGGTTCTACTTGACTAGGATCAACGTACCTATGACGGTCTGAGGATAGCGCCTCAGTACCCGCAATCTTTACTCTACCACTGAGATATCGCTGTGTCGGTTTTCTTGCGTCAGCCATATTTTACTACGTCGTGGTATTTTCCAGGATGCTTGCTAAAAATTCCATCTGAAGTGGCGCAACATATCCACCACTAGGAGAAGTACCAATGAATACTGTAAATGTATCTGTTGTTGTAGCAGTAATGTCAGTGCTTATTCCAGCAATAGGGTCTGTCGCACGGGGATAACCAATAACCGCATCATTTCCATCAGAAGTACATGTAAAATAAATGGATGAAGTAGCGATAGAGACCGTATCAGAAGTGCTTAGTCCGTGAGATGGAACCGTTATTGTCAGGTTGCCAGAGGCACCACTATATGATGCTGTTTGTGGAGTGTAAGTATTGCTGCTACCATCAGTGATGGCATTAGCATCAGCACGAACAAAGTAGTGAATAGCAGGACTAAAGGTGTGGTTGATACCAGCAGCACTGCCAATGAATGATGTAAATGTCCTTGAAGTTCCTACGTCACCGATGATGCTATCTACAGTGAAGGACTGTTGTGGGTCTGGGAAGATAGTAGTTGTAATACCAGAACCACTTGGGCAAGTAAAAGCGATACCTGCCATTGTGATCTCTTGCCCAAGGGAGAACCCGTGAGCATCCATAGTTGTAACTGTTGCGACACCAATAGGTTCGTTGTAAGTTACATTCAAAATAGTTCCAATACCCGTTTGCTTTACCTTCAGGTACAAACGGTCAAGTGTTGTAGCAGTTTTTTCTAGAACAAGTCTACCATCAATCAAGATGGCAGCATCATTAGGCGGTATCTCTATATCTTTAATTACTCTAATATCTCTTTGGTTTCCTGTGCTTCTACTTTCTCTTCTGTGTATCAGTGTGGCTGTAGGATATGTTCCAACACCTACGTTAGATACTTGAGCATACAGTAAAATAGCAGAGGTTCCTGTTGGTACTTCATATAACTTTTGAAGACCAGGTGCCGCTGGAACAGCAACTGTAAGAAACTTATTGACTGGTGCGACTGCCATCTTATCTTATTATCCTCCCAGGGCAAGTATCAATGGTGTAAGGTTTGCTTGGATCGCTCTATTGAAATCTCTTCCAGAAATTGTAGCAGTGGTTTGGTCAATGACCAGTCCCGCACCGATTCTAAAGTTTCCTTTTTGGTCCGTGCTTGTGAATGGAACTTGACCGCCATTGATAGCGACAACTTCATTAGCAGGGATAGGTTCACCGCCCTGGAAGGGGTTTGCTCTATTTATGTCTGTACCCGCACCGACGTATTCGAAAGAGTGAGAACTGGTGATGATACGACTGAGGCGTCTGAAACTCACACTGACGCCAGTTCCTACAGAGTAAGGAACAAACTCGTTAAAGGTTACCGTTGAAATTCCTGTATTAGTTGTGGGAGTTGTTGCCGTATTGACTGTAAAGAAGATAGGGTCAGTAACAGCCTCAGCAGTTGCGCCACCACTACCACTGAATGTAATAGTAATATCTTGCTGGTTAGAGCCACTACCTGCTGGTAGGAAGTTTCTACCACTAGCAACGATGTCGATAGAACTTATAGTTCCAGCAGCACTGACGTTGGCAGAAAGTTCAGCAAGAATACCTTCAGGTCCAAATGGTTCTGATACTGTAACAGCAGGTGGAGATGTCTGACTGTAACCAGAACCACCATTTGTTACTTTAATAGATCTGATAGTGCGTAGAGGTTCTGTTACGATACCAGTCTTGGTTCCAGTATCGTTATAGTCATCTAGGTTAATTTTAAAGAAGGCACCTTGACCATCGAATGGTTTTCTAACAGCAGCATCTTCATCACGAACACCAAAGACTTGGAATGTATCAACGTCAGCGTTCTTGGCACCAGTGTTAATACCAGTGAACTCATCATCACTAGTGCCATCAGCGTATAGACCGAAGTTACCGAAGGATGAGTTTGAGTTCGTCAGGTCACACTGTCCACCACTACCAGCAAAGATAGCAATCTTAGAGTTGATAGTGAAGATAGAAACCAACTGAGCATAACCTTTATTGGTGATAGAAACACCAATACCATTCTCATTATATTGTGTATAGGAGTCAACAACCATACTCTTAAGGTCTTGACCCAAGTTGTTTGTGCCAGTAAACGCAGCATCTACCAGGTCTCCATCAACTTTTAGACCAATGCTGTTGGTAGCAAAGTTTGTACAGTTGCGAATGTATGGCGATCTATATCTTCCACTTGGACCTTCGTTGACTGGTCCTGGAGCCACATATCCACTGTTCTGGTTAGCGGTCAGTGGTGGGAAAGCAACCATCGCACCTGTATATGAAACTCCAACTCTGCTACCAGCGAAGTTCATGTTCTCAATGAGACAACCACGTCTGACGTGGAACAAGTCTTCATTAGGATTATTAGGAACAACAGTTACAAGTCTCAGGTCCTGACCAGAGATAGAAACATCAGTTCTCAGACCAATAGGGTTATTCTCGAAGTATGTACCAGGTCTTACATAGATGGTGTCTCCGTCTAGAGCAACGGCAGCAGCACCACCGATAGTTGCCTTAGCATCACCTTCAAGTAAACCAGAGTTGTTGTCATTACCATCCTTGGTGACATATAGAATGTTCTTTGTCTCAACACCAGCAGGTCTCCAGGATACTCCAGAACCAACAGAGGCAAGTCTATAGTCTGTCTTGGCAGCACTTACTCCAGTGTCCCCGTTGATATCAATGAGAGTGGAGTTAAGTTCAACAGAACCATCAAAGACGCTGTTACCATCGACTTTCAGAGCACCGTGGACAGTAGCAGCACTACCAACAGTCAGACCACCACCAACGGTGACGGTATCTGTGGCAGGATTATACTTGATACCACTATCAACTCTTACAGTTTCACTTGTCTGACTGGTTGCGTTCTCAACAAATGGGATGAAGAAGTCTTGGTTTGTAAGAGTCTGTACCGTCTGAATGAAGGTAGCAATACCTGCTCTAGCAGCGTTGGTAGCAAACCCTGCTACTGTGGCAAACCCTGCCTGGTTGGCAAAGGTAGCAATGCCTGCTGATGTAGAGAAACCAGACTGTTTAGCAAAGGTGGATATACCTGCTGCTGTAGAGAACCCTGCCTGGTTGGAGAATGTGGAGATACCAGATACAGTAGCAAAACCAGCATTTCTAGCAAAGGTTACAATACCAGCAGTCAGTGCGAATGTGGCGATACCAGATACAGTAGCAAAACCAGCCTGCTTAGCAAATGTGGCAGCAAAAGCAACATTAGATCTTGTAGCAATACCTGCTACGGTTGCGAAACCTGCTTGTCTGGCAAAGGTTGCGATACCAACAATGTTTGCGAATGTAGCAACACCAGCATTTCTAGCGTAAGTAGCAACGCCTGCGAGTGGTGTAAAGGTTGCGATACCTGCTACTGTAGCAAATCCTGTCTGTCTAGCAAACGTAGATACCCCAGCAAGGTGTGCGAACTTTGCTGTCAGTGCTGTACCAACAATGTCATTATCATGTACTCTTAGGGGAGCATCTATCCTTACAGTATCGGCAAAAGTAGATACACCAGATACTCTTAACTCACTACGAAGCCAGGCAATACCATTGACATCTAATGGAGCAATGGGGTTCTCAACGTTGATACCAACGTGAACAGTTGTATGAATACCAGAGTTATTCTTGATCCAGTGGTCCTTGATAGTAACATCAAGGGTTGTTGAGTTTACACTGTTTACTGTGGCATTAACAAGGTCTCCACCAACTTGGTTACCAATGAAGTTGATAGTTGAGAATGAACCAACACCAACTAAGACGCCTTCATTCTGAGCAAAGAAACCATCAGTCTGAGCGTCTGGTGCGGCAGCAACCCAACGAATACCACCAGCATCTCTAGAAAGATAGTATCCAGTTAGACCTTCACTGTTAGCAGAGTCATAGATATTCTCTGTGATTTTGATATCACCGACAACATCAAGTTGTCTTTCTGGTAGTGTGCTGCCAATACCAACTCTACCAGCACGAGGACCAGAAGCAAAACCTACAACGTGTTGTGTTCCATCATCATTTGTAAGTTCAAAACGCTCTCTGACAGTAGCGATGCCTACATCAATGTTATCGACAACTAGACTACCAGCAGTTAAGATACTACTGATAGCAACATTGCCACCAAAGGTGGCAGTGCTAGCAACTGAAATAGTGCTGGCAATAGAAACACTACCAAGGAAAGTTGATACACCTGTTACAAACAGGTTATTGATAGTGGCAATACCACTGATATTGATATTAGTAGAATCAACGGCACCCGCTACACCTACTGACCCGTCATAGTAAAGTTTGCCGTATATGTATACGTCTTTGAAGAACTTAGCGTCTTCATTAAAATATGACTGTTCGCCCTGTACCCAGATGTTTTCTGCCATCTTATCCTAGAATAATTCCGAGTGCTTTTCCTATGACACCACCACCAACGAAGGAATTTGAAAACACCTTAAACAAAAACTGTTGTGATAATGGTGCTTGATTCCCACTCATTGCTTGAGTGTTTACTGAGTTTCCATTCAGTTTGATGTTATTTGCTTTGATACTAAAATCATTTCCAGCAATGTACTCAATGTCACCATCACCTTCAATGACAACATGATTTCCAGAAACTTTTATAGTTCCTGTTCTATCCGCCGTGATAGTAACGTTACCGCGTCTACTGTGAATAAAGACGTTCTCTGCTTTATCTCCAGACCTTTCTCCAGCAACAATGTTGATACTTTCATCACTGTTTAGTTCAACAACACCAGACTCACTGAAAGCAAGGGATGACTTTTGTTGTTTATCTGTTACAGTATAAAGAAGGTAGTTAGTTGCGCCAAGATAACCAAAGGATGGATTGCAAACATCCACCCTAACTTTTGGGTTGTAAGAGGTTATATCTCTTAGAAACCAGTTTTGATTTTCAGATGGTCTCTCGTTTGCCATTTAGGTAACACAATCAATAACTTGTCTAACTTCTCCATCGAATGGTGGTCTTTCTCCTAGGTTAGCAGCAAGTATTGCCCCAGAACCATTGTCAGAGATAACCTCAAGTACAGGAATATTAGTTACATCTTTACTATTTATTGGGGTCACCTTGATGATAGCTCCAGACTGAACAACCACATCATACTCATTTCCTTGGTTGTCTACTACTCTGTCTCCATCCTCATAATCCTGACCTGGGTCAATGACAGATACACTTTCAACAATGTATGGGATAACTTCATCGACTGGATAGTTCTCTCCCTCAGAGACAACGTAGATAGTGTCAACCTTTCCATCCTTTATAGTTGCTCTTGCCACGCCACCATATCCTTGGTCACAACTATCTACAACCTCAACAAATGGTGGGAATGTATATCCACTTCCAGGATTTGTTACCTTAACACTAATAATACTTCCAGTCTTATACTTGTCTTCACCAATAATAGCACCAAGGATAGGAACAGCACTAGCACCTGTTCCACCTCCACCGAAGATATTGATCTTAGGAGGTCCACAGACAACTGGGGGTCCGCAATAACATGAACCCAGATCTCCAATAAAGTCTGGGTTTTGTATTTTATCGCTGAAGAAGTCAAAAGATCCAACCAGATCCTGAACAGCATCTAATGGGAAACCAGCAACCTTGGCAGCTTCCGATATTGCTTTTGCGGTATTAGCATTATCAATGATACCTTTCAAGTCTAGGTCATCTTGGAAGATAGGACCGTAACCCAACTTATACTTACATGCACCATACTTATCTTTCTGCTCTTTCTTATTGCATGTCTTAAGTCCAACTAGACCAAGTAGAGCATCAATGCCGTTACGCAGAAGACCTTCAACACTAAAGTCTTCGAAGAACTGTAGAATCTTTGCAACTCCCTCAATAGCAGGAAGCATCCCGTCATTTATAATAGAGATGATACTGTTTATCATTGCTCCAACTGACTGGTCAGCAATGCATTGAGCGAAGTTTAGGACGTTATCGGCAACAGACTTTAAAATATCTGCAACAACGCCAGTGAACTTAGAAATAATTTGGTTTGTTAAACATTCAATGAGATCTTGCAGTCTTTTGACTGGTGGGACCATTGCTGTTTGCGCTGCAACACCAGAAAGGTGTGCCGCTGCTACGTTACCAGTTGCTGCAAGAGTTACACCAAAGACTTGCTCATAGAGCATGTCAAGACCCTTTCCAAGAATAGGGATGAGTTTTTGGAAAACTGAAGTAACCATTCCGGCAATGAGACCAGAAGCAATGTTTGTTATCTGCTCTGCTCTAGTATCAATCTCACGTTTTATCCAATCTCTATAATATTCAATGTCTTCATCAAACTGTGCTTTGAGGTCTTGAATAAACTCAACGAACTGTTGAAGTGCATTCTTAATTTTGTTGATGACTTTTTTAGATCCCTTACTCTCTTCACCTTCTTCACCGCAAGGTAGAGAAACAGTCTTACCATCAGAGGTTCTAACTACTGCTTGACATTCTGGATCTATCTTTTTGCCATCTTTTGGTCCAACAGTTCTTGGAGACTTTTGTGATGCAGCATTTTGATCACCAGTTTCATCTGGACACAGGGAACCTTTTGCAGGTTTTTTGTTAAGTTCACTATATCCTGTTAGGTTTCCAAAAGGTCTTGTATCATCATCTTTCTTCGAATAAGTGGTATTGCCAAAACCACCCACAATGAATGGCATTTGAGCCGCCTTTCCATCAAAGAAGAAACCCCAAACATTATCACCCTGGTTATAACGAATAGTCTTGTACGAATTTCCAGAACCAGTATATCCAAACGTTGATACTGGTGCCCATGGAAGGTCGTCATCACTAAGTTCTGCTTCCGAAGCAGGGTGATATCCCATGATACGAACTTTGTATCTGGTTCCCCATCCACTACCGTTAGCCTGTTCTTTCCAGGAGTCTATCTTTGGTATCTGTCCAACCCACCAGATAAATCCATCTCTTCCGACGAAATTAGTTTTAATTGTAGATTGATCCATTAATTTTTATTGTTAGTTCCGTTAAGACCAAATGTATCTCTTACAAGAGTCATTGATGTTAATGACTCATCTTGATCAAAGTGGTGACAGAGTTCTTTAATCATATATAGACCACTCATTTCCTGGTCAAATTCTTTGCCATCTTGATAAGTGCTTTTTGGAAACAGGCATTTGATAATGTCGCCTGCCATTAGGTTTGAGTTCAATGGAACAGTCATTTGAAGTGTTTGGTTAAACAGAGTGTTATATCTGATAACTGCTTGCCTCAAAACTTTTTCTGGTTCAGAATCTTTTTCTATTCCTACTCCAGTATCAAATGCTCCATGTCCAACAATTTGAGTCATTGTTCTACTTGGAGTATCAACAATGTTTACGTTACCTTTCCCCTTTATTGTTGGAAACTCTTGCTCTTGTCCAAGATTTTTTTGAATAGATTTATATCTGCTGGTATCAACAATGTCATCTATTACCCACTTCCCACTCCAGTAGTCAAATGTAGATATCTTGCTAGCATAACCACCAAGTCTGAGTTTTTCTAGGAAATTATTATTTCTATTAACACTAAAACTCAATATCCTATAATCATTATCTCTTTCAAGAGAACTCTTATTAACTTCAGTTTGAATGTAGGGTTTATTCTCATTCTTTGGTTTTTTGGTTATCATTTTATCAACTGAACTAAAGAAAAAACCTTCTCTAGTCTGATAGAAAAATGCTCCAGCATTTTCTCCAAAACCTGCCTGAGATGCTAACTCTGTAAGTAGTGTAAATGGTTTTCTAGATCCTCCACGGAAACCATACTTGTTTGTCGTTGGGTCAATAGTAAGTTCTTTGTTACTATTCAATGTTTCATTTACTAGCAGTTTGACTGCCTCACTTACTGAACCTGGTGGATATTTCTTGTGAACATTAGTTGTTTCATTTGTCAATGCTTCCATGGATACTAAGTTGAGAGTAAATACTTCTCTCTGCGATTCGGAAATAACATTAGAGACGGTAGACACATAAAGAGCCGTTTCTTTTTCAGAAAACTCTAAGTCTGGATTATTTTCACTATTACCAGCAATCTTTATTCTAACAAGTTCTCCACCTCTAATAGGTAAACCATTGTATATGGACTGAAGTTTACCTCTGATAAGGTTCTGACTGGTAGAAACGATTACCATTTTTGCAGTCACGGTTGGTGAAAACAAGTCCTCATAGTAGTTAAATGAAACTACACCTCTTCTTAAATCAACGGATGTAGAACCATCCCTTGAAAAAATAGTAATCTCTTGGTATATCGAGGAGTCTATTGCTGCCATTTAGTTAGTACGCTAAGTCTAGTAAAAGTTTTCCTACCATAAAGGTATTTAACGTGTCTTCATCATCAGAAACATCAAAAGTTGGAGGACTTCCACCAACTGGTCTTGATGCTTGCTGCTGTTGTGCTGGTGGTTGTGCAACAATGACCGTTGCTCCCCTCTTTTCCTTTCTCAAAGATGATTCTGGTCTTGTTGTGTCAATTGACATCAACTTTGCTTCTTTTGTTGGTGAAACAACCGAAGCACTTCTTCCACCATTTTGATATTTTGTCAGTAGAATGAAAGGAACATATGCCGATGCATCGCCAGAACCACCATAACTTCTATCATTATATTTTCTACTATACTCAAAGTGGATGTGAGGTCCAGTCGAGTTTCCTGTACTACCAACTCTAGCAAAAGAAGTTCCAGCAGGTATCTTACCAGACCTTATCAATACTTGACTACAGTGAGCAAATCTGAGTTGTACTCCCTCATTTATCAACCAAACATCAACGACAAGACCATATCCTCTATTTCCAAAGTTTTGTACAGCAACAACTTGGGCATCACTTCTTACAGCAATGTAAGTTCCAGATGGAGCAGCAATGTCAATTCCTTTGTGACTTCCACCTCTTGCACCATAATTGTCAGTAATTTGTATCCTACCAACTCCCTGTCCAATAGAAGAGACATCTTGGTTCGCTGCAAGTTTTCCTTGACCTAACTTTGCAAGGGATATTGATGGAGCAGATGGTCTATCTGGAGCAGGTGCTTTGAAGTTTTTAATGAATGCATTATGCTGCTGTTTTCTTGCACCTCTAACTCTTTCGGAAGGTCTCTCCCATTTTACCATCCACCACTGTGCCGCATCTTCTGGTGAAGAAAACTGTGTCTTCAAGTATGCAGGACCAGCATCCTCAACTAGAGCATAGTCTAACTGCCCTTTCCAGTTTCTCTGCCAGTTTGGAACATTTGCTGCCATTCTATCACTTCTTGGTTTCTTCCATTGGAACAAACCGCCCGCACCACCATCATCACCACTCTTTGCACCAACTCTAAACTTACTTTCTCCTTCAATGTTTGCAAGAATACCCATGGCATGGGCATGTGATAAACCTTTGAACCTCAGATACTGGTAAACAAGTTGTGGTGAAACTCTACCGCCAGACATTTCATCTTTTGGTTCAGTATATTGTCCAGCACCTGGCATCATAGATGGAGCAGAACGCTCAGCATCATCAAGATCTTTAAAGAGTTCATCAAAACCAAAGTCTATAGGTTTTGAGAATAGAGTAACAAGGTTGTTAATATCATTAAAGATATATCCAACAGAGGAGTTTATCTTATCTACAGCATTGCGTACTTTCCTTTCACTATCAGTAAAGTCAAATCTAATGACGTTTGAAAAGACGCCACTTATAAGATCTCCAAAACCAGTTAAAAATGTGAATATATCTGTTACTGTTTTCCCAAGAACCTTTACTAATGCTCCTATCCTTTCTCCCAGTTTCTTAACACCATCAATGATTACTGGAAGGTTGATGAGCATCCAACCAACTATAAGGGTGCCAACAAAGTCCATTATCCTACCCAAGAATCCCTTGGTGCTATCCATCACAACTTTGCCAGTCTTCTTTATAGTGCCACTGACACTAGAAGCTTCGATAATACTTTCTTGCTCTTTTCTTCTTACTGCTTCTCTTCTTCTATTAAAATATTTTTCTCTATCAGACAAAGACTTTCTCTTCAACTGATTTCTTTCCGACATGGTTTGAACAATGTCGTTGGTTAGTCTTATGGAGTTATTGAAAGTTCTGTTCAATGAAGCCATTGACTCAGAAAGTGATGAAATTCTTAATGACGATTTCTTTATTATAGGAGAAAGTGCCATGTCTTACACCACCTGGTATTGTGTCTGTGAGAATGTTCTATAAAAATTGTCAACGTTTCCAGGAGAAACCCTCTTAACTGCAGTCGCTTCACCAAGTGCTGCAGGCACACTTTGCCTTGTTTGAACAGGTGCTGCTGCTGGTAAGAACGCAACTGTAGGTGCTGGTTCTCTTTCTGGACCTATTTGCTGTGTTGTATCAGACCTAGGTACAGAAGACACCTCTGCTGCTTTAACCGTTTCAGTTTTTGTACTGTCTCCAGGACTTTCTACCGCCTTAACTTCTCTCTTAGTATCCGTTGTGAACTGCTCACCACCATCCATTTGTTCTTGGTTAGATGATGAACCAAACATCGCTGAGAAGTTGATAATACCCGTATCTTGAAGGTATTCAGTTCCAGCAAAAGCAGCAGCAGAGGTAAATGCCTTCAACCACCATGGACCCTTGGTTGCAAATGCAGCTCCAGCACCTGCAACAATAGGAGCAGTTGCTTCAGCAACAGCAGCTTTGGGTTCCATTCCCTGTTCAACATTTTCTTGGGTCCTAACGTATGCTGAACCTGCAGCAAGACCCAAACCAAGAATATTTGCTGGACTTGTTAAACCACCACCAGTAGCACCAAGTCTAATGAGTTTTCTAACTGCTGGTGGTAATATCTTGGCAAGTCTTGAACCAATACCAGTCAGAAGTTTCCACAAATACATGAATGGTTTTCTGATGATTCCAAGTCTTCCTATCCTAAAGAATAAGAGACCAACTCTTCCTAGACCATTGATGATAGTAAATAAACCACCATTGAGGAAGAATAGTACAGAACCAACCTTTGTCAGGTTTTCTAATACATTGTCCTTTATCTGGTTTAACTTCTCAGTATTACCCTCACTAAGGGCACTTATAGTTTCTATACCTTGATATAACAACCAACCAAAGAACAGTTGGTTGAAGAAGTTCATCAACCCACCAAGTGCAAACTGTGCCTTTGCTCCAATTTTTTGTACAGGTTTCTGTAGTGCGCTTTGTATCTTTCTTTCTATTAAACTCTCTTTTCCTTCTCTCAGTTGCTGCTGCGCCAGCATATTCTCTTGTTTATTTTTCTGCTGCGCTTCCTGTGCTTCTAACTGTGATGACTGTGTTACTAAGTTGGAAATGCTTACAAGATTGGTATTAAGTTGGTTCATCTGAGAACCAACTGTTATCAGAGAAGAATTAATTTGTTGCAGTGTTACTTCATTGCGCTGCAACAACTCTCTAGACGCATTGTTGTCTGCAGCGACTGCTGGGTTATATGGAACGATGGCACCACCACCCAAGGAAGACGCAGAAAAGGATCTTCTAGCCTGGTCTATTCCTCCTTGGATTGGTGACCTCATCTCAGCCATTTGCTTTCTCTTTTAGATTTTCCTCTTCAATGTACTGCTTTAGGAGGGAAAGATATACTTCCTTTTCCCAAGGTATCATATTTTCTAACTCTGTCAATGAGTATTTATGATGCTGCATCAAAGCAAAATTAACCTTAAAGTATGACTCAAGATCAGTATGAGCCATACCTACGCGAAAAAAGCAGACAGTCCCTCCAACACAACCTCACTTTCAACTCCAGTATTTGGGTTCTTTACCTTGATGACATGATATAGTTTTGGCATCGTGTCAAAGAAAGTTTCAATCTGTTTGAACTGTTTAGAACTCAACTGCTCCAAAAACTCTCTCAGTTCTTTCTTTGTGCAGTCTGAAGCAGTCCAGGACTCTTCTTCAGTATAGACCTGCTCAATGCAAGAAGAGATAAGATCAAACGTATCATCAACACCAATAGACTCTTCTGTTGAAAAGTTGTTCTTGATGAACTCATTCATTGATGGATATCTCATCCTCAGAGTCAAGTCACTATCCAGACTAATATCTCTACTGTGCTTCTCTGATGTATGAACCTGAATGTCATCTAGGTTGATGACTGTAGGAACTCTAGTCTGGTCATCATCTGGGCAAGTAATAAGAACTTCAACTTCTTCACCAACAGACTTACCTCTGATATTAAGGAACAAGTATTCAATGTCGAACGTTGACAGTTCTTCTACCTTTATACCCCTGGTCAAAATACAGGCAGAAATAACTTCTTTTACAGCATTTGCAATTTGCTTATTGTCCTCACTCTCCATTGCAATGATGAGGATCTTTTCTTCCTTGACTAGAAAAGGTCTATATTTTATTTTCTTTTTCGTAGAAGGAATTTCCAACTCATATGTTGGCGTAGCAATCTTTGGTAAAGGCATAATAACCCAAAAAGTTCAGTTAAGTTTATTTATTTTACATCCCCACCAACAGCAAATGGAGGATTATTAGAATATGCTATTGTATTCAATGGGTTGGCATCCATGTTAAATGCTCCCTTATAGAGTTCTGGATCAAAGTTTATATTATTACCAAAATCTCCAAAATCTCCATAAAAACTAATGTCATCTGGAAGTCCATTTTTATTGTCAGAGTTTCCTCTGAAGATGGAATAACTATCATGTTTTCCAGCAACATATCTATCCACATTAAATGTGGCAGATGCCTTCAATATCTCAGAGGTTCCATATTTCACAGGAGTGGCATTCAGTGCTTGTGGGAACATACCATAGAAAGTATATTCTATATTATTAGCATAGTCCCTGTCAAACTTTATTATCTTTGTTTGATTTGTCTTGTAGTCTTCAGGATATGCCATTCTAAAGAAGTATCCTTCACTAGACTGTCTTTGACCAGAACCACTGGCAATAAACTCCATCCAGTGCTCTAAGAACTTCATAGTTCTATATTCACTATCAACATAGAACTCTAGTTGTATCTCTGTATATGCTCTTGTGTGTGCCATCTTTTCAGTGACACCCATGTAGTTGCCAACAATGTCGGCGGTAGCAAAAGAACTTCCTGGTAGAGAAGCGGAGTCACATAGAAGACCGACAGTTTCTCCGATGAATCTGTAACCAACTCCTCTCACATTCAAATGCTGTCTCAAAGGTAGTGGAAGACCACCAAAAATAACCTGATAATGTGAGGTTTGCGCTAAGTTAGTTAGTGCTGGTTTGAAATCTGATATCCTTCTTGGTCTAGGTGCTGCCACTCTAAATACCTTATACGAGTCTTACATTATTAAGTATTTAGATGGCATATAAAGGTAAATATCAACCATCATATCCAAGAAAATACAAAGGTGATCCAAGCAACATAGTATATCGTTCTCTCTGGGAACGAAAGTTTATGAGATACTGTGACTTGAATGAGTGTATTTTGGAATGGGGAAGTGAAGAAATGTATGTGTGGTACAAATCTCCGATAGACAATAAACCACATAGATACTTTCCAGACTTTTATATTAAAGTAAAAGAGTCAACTGGAAAAATTAAAAAGTATATCATTGAGATCAAACCTCTCCGTCAGACTGCACCACCACCCAAACCAAAGAGACAAACCAAAGGTTACCTGCGTGAAGCATATGAGTATGCTAAAAACCAGGCAAAGTGGGAAGCAGCAAAAGAGTGGTGTCTTGATAGAGGTTTTGAGTTCAGAGTCTTCACAGAAAAAGAACTTGGTATCAAGTAATGGCAAAAAAGGTAGAGTCTTTTCTTGTATCACAAAGAAGAAAGTTAGCAGAACAACAAGCTGCTAAAGCTGCTGCAACAAGACCTACAGATACTGATGAAAACGTAAATAGGATACGTGCCGTAACTGACAGCATTATTGGTATTAAAGATCCAGATGACCTAATGAATGCTTTGAGAGAAGTATTAACAGAAGGTTCTAAAATACCACAGGCGGGAAAACTTTATATCTTTGTATACAATGCAAAGACTCCTATGCTTAGATACGACCAAAACCCATTTGTTGCTGTTACTGATGTTTTCCCTTGGGGTTTTCGTGGTGAAAACTTTCACTGGGGTTTGATGAGAAACTACACCTGGAATGAAATGGTTACTGGTCTTTATGAAGTGTTTCCATCAGAAGTGAAAGACTTACAAATGATACCTTTTGCAAAGTTCCGTCTAAATAACTAAAAACGCAGATAAATGCTTAACGTAGGGCAAAGTAGTGCTGATGGTATTTCGTATGAAAACTACAGTGCGATTTCTGATGCGAAGAAAAAGGAAAATAGAGCATCAAGGGTGTGTCGATATCCTCTCAAAAGACTTGAGAGCACTTCCGACTACTTGATGATAAAGGTTCTTGAATATAAACCTCCTGGTCTGAAGATAGGTGCTGGAGAAGAAAAATCAACAGATGAAGTTAATGGTGAAATTGTCCAACGTAATATTGAAGATATAGAATATATACCGCCATCAGAAATGAATATAGGTTCTATTCCTGCAAATGACCCGAGACGGTTGAACCTGAAGAAATTAAAATATTTAATGTATCTACCAGTTCCACAATATGTTACTGATAATAATTCCGTAACATGGGGTGAAGACCGTTTAGACCCACTGGCTGCTTTTGGTCTATCTTTTGGTGTGGACGCATTACAAAATCCAATAAAAGCTGTAACAGAATATTTTGACACTGGCAAACAAAAATTATCTTCTATGATAACGGATGAAGGCACTAAAAAAGCTTTTATCTCTGCCGTTGCTGGATCAGCATATGGTGCTCTCGGTGGAAATGTAACTCCTGAAGGTATTCTTGCTAGGGCAACTGGTCAGATTCTAAACCCAAACATGGAACTGTTGTTCCAAGGACCCAATGTCAGAACCTTTTCATTCTCATTTGACATGGTTGCTAGGAGCAAAAAAGAAGGTGATGAAATTAAAAAGATCATCAGAATCTTCAAACGTGCAATGGCAGCAAAGTCAAACTCAAATAATGATGCTAAGTCTGGAGTCTTTATTTCTTCTCCAGATGTATTCCAGTTAGAGTACAGAAAGGGGAATGCCTCACATCCTTTCCTGAATAAGTTTCAACCAATGGCATTGACTTCCTTTGAAACCAACTACACTGGTTCAAATACATATGCCACATATCATGATGGAACTCCAGTTCACCTTCAACTGAACTTGACTTTCCAAGAACTCAACCCAATATATCTTGAAGATTATGATAAACTTGATGCGAATGGCGATACTTCAGTAGGTTACTAAAAATGTCGTACTTCAGAGAACTACCAGACTTATTCTATCAGTCTCCACTGAAAGATAGAAACTCTTCTACTGAATATGTAAGAGTCAAGAACCTTTTTAGAAGAGTCAAACTTCGTGATGACTTACAAAACGTTCTCACGCTATTCAATAAGTATCAGATACCTCAAGGTTCAAGACCTGAACTTGTTGCTGCTGAGTTATATGGAAGTCAGGACTATGACTGGGTTGTTTTGTTAACTGCTGGCATTGTAAATGTAAATGACCAATGGCCTCTGTCAGACTATGACCTATACAAGTTTGCTGAGAATAAGTATGGGAGTAACTTAAACTCTATTCGTTTCTATGAGACTACTGAAGTTAAAGATTCATCTGGAAGACTAATACTTCCTAAAGGTAAAATTGTAGACTCGGACTTTAGTATTCCAAACCCAGATACGCCAACAGCAAACCTAAACCCAGTCGCTGGTATCACTAACTATGAATATGAAGTTAGAGTTAATAATGAAAAAAGACAAATATTTGTTTTAAAGAGTGGTTATCTTCAACAGTATCTGAATGATATGAGAGAGATAATGCATTATGAAAAGTCTTCTCAGTTCATAACCAGAAGAGTTGCTGCTACTGAGAACACCAGAAACACTTCACCAGAGTAACTCTAGTTTTTTATCAAACATCATAACGTATCGGTGCTTGCGGGAGCGGTCTTTCCATTCTCCCTCAGCACCTTTTATTTTGCCGCGTGAATGCTTGGTGCCGTCTGAATAGTAGAAGTCTTTTTTAGCATCTGTAAGCCCACAATATTTAAAGTTACAAGCGCGATAAATTGTGCCGCCATGAAAATCGCTATCAGCGTAAGATATGATGGCTCTGACCCTTGTATCTTTTCGGAGTTGTCTGATGCATCTCGATACAAACCACGATGTAATGTTGTATTCACTTTGTTGTGTGTCAGGGTGGATGCAAAGTCGTGAAAGTTCAAATAGTCCTTCTTGCTCATTTCTCTCTAAACCAAATGCGCCTTGTGCAACTTCTGGAACAGGGAGACCCGTAAAGATACAGACTCCCTGAATGCCACCGATATTCAGTGGACTAAAATCATTAGACTTGTAGAGTCCGTAGTTATAACCTGACTTGAAACCTTTTGAAAAGTCCTTAAGATAATGAAACCGCAGAAGTAACTCTGCGGCTTCGGTCTTACTTACTCTGTCAATATAATAGTCAGTTTTCACTTGAATAGTAAGTTAATATATGCTGCCACCACTAAAAGTGTTAGGCAGATTTGGTTGTAGTTCAATCTTCAGCAAGGCGAGCGAAATAGGACAGGGTGTCGTCGTCCTCATCATCAGCAGCAGGAGCAGGTGCGGCAGCACGAGTCGGTTGCAGAGAGTTGAGGTCGTTGCGAAGGTCTTCAGTCAACTCACGGGCAGAACCACGGGTGTTCTCTTCCTCATCGAACTCCTCAGGGTCTTGGAAGCGAGGAGTGCCCTTGTTACCCAGCACATAGTCCAGACGCTTCTTCAGAGCGTCGTAGTCCTTGAACTGGTCAGCAGCGACGAGTTCAGCAAGGGAGTACTCGCGCTTCCACACTGCTTCCATAGCGTCATCGTCGTCCAGGAGAGCATCAGGGCGGGCGAACTCGGAGGAGTCATAGTTGCGGTAACCAGCAACATTCTTCGCCTTCAGTTTGAAGTTGGCACCCTGCCAGAAGTCAAAGGGATCAATGGCTTCCTCATCTTCAAACTCAGGTTGCATAGCAGCAGTGAGTTTGTCGAAGATCTTCTTACCGAACTTGTACAGGAACACCTTACCCTCGTTAGCAGGGTTAGCAGGGTCCTTGACCACATAGATGTTAGCAATGTAGGTCAGTTTGCGCTTCTGCTTGCGTGCTGCTTCCTTACCTGCGTCGGTGCCGTTGTTCCACAGCATCGTGTTGTACTCAGACACAGGGTCTTTCTGACCAAGGGTGGTCAGAGAGTTTTCAATGTACCAACCGCCAGGACCTTGGAAGGCGTGACTGTAGAGTTTCACGAAAGGAAGGTCCTCACCTTCAGGAGCAGG